GCTGTACTCTGAAAATATCTCGCAGAAAACTTTCAACCATTAGGAGACGCTTATGGCAGAACAGAATTTAATTTATTTAAAAGACAAGCTGGCAGGAAAATCGGTGCGTGTCCGCTTGCGATATAACTACTATGAACAAAAAGAGCACCGATCAAATGAGCTACTGACTCCGCCATGGCTGAAAGGTATGTATCAGTCAACAGTCGGGTGGTGTGGCAAAGCAGTCGATGAACTGGCTGACCGTCTGATGTTCAACGGTTTCGATCGGGAAACCGACATCTACGGAACTATGAACATCTTTGACGCAAACAACCCTGACGTGTTCTTCGATTCCGCAATTCGAGAAGCTCTGATCGGAAGCTGTGCATTCGCTCACATCACAAAGCTTAATGAGAACGGTCTTCCGAAGCTGAGCCTGCTGACTGCTATGGATGCAACCGGCATCATTGACGAGCAGACATATTTGCTGAAAGAAGGGTATGCAGTACTGGAGAGAGACAAGAACGGCAGGCCGACACTGGAAGCCTACTATACTCCGGGCCATACTGAATACCAGCTCGCTGATGGCTCCGTCCAGATTGAAGAATGGAACTGCCGGTATCCTTTACTGGTTCCGATTATCTACCGGCCATCCTCAAGAAGGCCCTTCGGACATTCCCGTATTTCAAGATCCTGTATGTACTATCAGCAGTTTGCGGAAAACACTCTGAAACGGGCTGAAGTATCTGCTGAATTCTATTCCTTCCCTCAGAAGTATGTTGTCGGCACCGATCCGGAAATGGATCCACTGGATTCATGGAAGGCTTCGATCTCCGCAATGCTGAGATTTGACAAGGACGAGGATGGTGATTCTCCGACACTCGGACAGTTCCAGCAGCAGTCCATGGCTCCATATACAGATCAGGTCCGTATGGCAGCAGCGATGTTTGCCGGTGAAACCGGACTGACACTGGATGATCTCGGATTCGTCTCCGACAATCCTTCTTCAGCCGATGCAATCAAAGCAGCACATGAGTCTCTGAGAGTTGTGGCAAGAAAAGCACAGCGGAATTTCGCCAATGCATTCGCCAATATCGGTTTTGTGGCTGCCTGTGTTCGTGATAACGAACCTTATACCAGAGAACTGGTTACGGATATGACAGCTGACTGGGAACCGATCTTTGAGCCGGACGCTTCCATGATCTCCACGATCGGCGATGCTTCGATCAAGGTCAATCAGGCTGTGCCTGGCTTCTTTGATAAGAAGAATCTGAGAAAACTGACAGGTATTGAGTCCGAAGATGCTGAGCCTGTCGGTCTTGAAGAGGTCGAAGAAGAATGACAGATTTCGGAAGCGGGCTTCTGGAACGGACCTCTCAGCATTTCAATTTTCTGGTCAAAACAGACAGGAAGCTGAAGAGGCTCGCATCCAGAATCAGAGATGGAACCAGTTACTATGACGCTCAGGATTATGCTGTGCGTCTTGGAGAACTGCTCTCACAGGCACTTAACGAAACCACTGATGGATTGGCCTTCTTGAGCAGAGAAGTCGCACAGGAACTGCTGGAGCCTCTTCTGACACAGGATCATGAGATGATCTCCGCTGTTGTCGAACAGGTTCAGAAGAACATGAACAAAGCAAACGGCCTACGGCTGAATGCGATGACTCCCGATCTGGACACTGATCGGATCAACGGTCTCATTGAAAAGGTCGCCAGTGGTGAAACACTGGAAGAGACAAGATGGGTTTTCGGGGAGCCTGTGATCAATTATTGCCAGTCTGTTGTGGATAAGGGTATTGAAAAGAATGCCAGAGCCACATCAAAGATCGGACTGAAGGCATACATCATCCGTGAAGCGGAAGCATCAGGCACGAGGACGATCAAGCGGGGCAACAAGTCCTATCGCTATTCGATCCCGTGCCGGTGGTGCCGAGATCTTGCCGGTAAATACGATTATGAAGATGTCCGAGGAACCGGCAATGATGTCTATCGAAGGCACAGATCCTGCCGGTGCCGTGTTACCTATGAGAACGGCACAGATCGGCAGGATGTGTGGTCGAAAGCTGAATGGACCGAGGCACAGACTGATCAGAGCCGTGAGATCATCGAAAAGGCGATTGATCAACAGAAAACCGCAAAAGAGAATGAGCGCAAACGGAAGGCACAGCGAAGATCCAATGTCAGCAGAGTAATCACTGAACTTGGATATTCGCCGAAAGGCGCATCCATCTGGATGAACGTCAACAAAAAGTATATAGACAGGTACGGACTCGATTACATGATTGATCAGCAACGGAACCTGGACTATAGAAACGGAGTACGGAGACACAGATAGTATGGCCATGCTGGGGAGACAGACTCCCACGCAGGCCGTGATATTGCCGTTCAACAAAACACATGGAATTGAAGCTGTCGAACTGTATGAGTCATGCGGTCGGCAGGCAATGGATTGGCAGAAGCTGTTGGTCAGCAATCTCATGGGCATCAACGATGATGGCCTGTGGACGCATCCAACATTCGGATATGAGGTCCCACGACAGAATGGTAAAGGTGAGGTTCTCACCATGCGCGAATTCTGGGGACTGGTTCATGGCGAAAGGATCTGCCATACAGCACACAGAACAAGCACATCACACAGCGCATTCGTCAGATTGTGCGACATCTTAACTGCTGCAGGCTATGTCGAACTGGGCAGAAAAAAGAAGGACGAGATCGTGCCGGAGAAGTCATTCAAAAGCACAAAGCAGTATGGTCTTGAACAAATCATGCTGACGAACGGCGGGTACATCGTCTTTCGAACCCGATCAGAGGCAGGCGGTATCGGTGAATCCTTCGATTTACTGGTTATTGATGAAGCACAGGAATACACAGTCACCCAGCAGGGTGCACTCATGTATACAATCTCCGCATCGCCGAATCCTCAGACAATTCTTTGCGGGACTCCGCCAACACCGGTCTCAAAAGGCACGGTGTTTTTCGAATTCCGGAACAAAGTGCTGTCGGGGAATTCAAATGATTCGGGATGGGCAGAATGGTCAGTCTATGAAAAGCCGAACCGGCTTGATGATGTGGCTCTGTGGTATGAAACAAATCCAAGCCTAGGTTCTAGGCTTACGGAACGCACGATCAGGAATGAAAACACGACAGATCCCTTGGATTTCATCATCCAAAGACTTGGATACTGGCACACATACAGCCTTAAATCAGAGATCACACAGGCAGACTGGATGCATCTCAAGGCTGATGGATTGCCGGATCTGATGGGGAAGCTTCATGTTGGAATAAAATTCGGATCTGATAACGAGAATGCATCGATGTCGATCGCAGTCAAAACCAGAGATGGGAAAATCTTCGTTGAAACGATTGACTGCCAGTCGCAGATCAAAGGATTCGGATGGATTGAGCGGTTCCTGAAGGAAGCTTGTGTGCAGACAATAGTGATTGATGGCAAAGGTAAAAGCGAATTGCTGAAACAGGATCTTGATCAGATGAAATTCGCTTACAAGCCAAAGATCATTATTCCAAGCACAGCGGAAGTTATCACAGCATATTCGGGCTTCAGACAGTCGATCGACACCGAAACGATATGTCACAGAGGACAGCCGTCAGTCACGCAGGCAGTTTCGAACTGCGAAAAGCGGATGATCGGCACCAATGGAGCATTCGGTTTCCGGTCACTGAAGGAGCATGTTGATGTTTCGATCGTTGAAAGCATCGCCCTGGCATTCTGGGCATGCTCCACTCAAAAAGAACGGCGAAAGCAAAGAGTTTGGTATTAACTGCGGTCTCTCCGCAGTTTTTTACATACGTTTACCACACGGCAAAAGTGGGCAAGGAGAGAAAAATGACAGACTTTAAACCAATCACAACTCAGGAAGAATTCGATGAAAGACTCAAAGACAGAGTCAGCCGGGCAGAAAGACTTGCCAGGGACGAATTCAAAGGATGGACATCACCCGATGATCTTCAGAAGCTCAAGGATTCACACGCAAAAGAAATTGCGGATCTGAATTCAAAGCATGCTGAGGCTCTGAAGAAATATGAGGGCTATGATGAGAAATTCACCACACAGCAGAACAGGATTCATGAACTGGAAGTCGGTTCACTCAAGACCAAGGCAGCGATCAGCAAGAATCTCGGCCTTGAGGCGGTCGAATTCCTTCAGGGTGATGACGAAAAGTCGATTATGGAATCCGCAGATAAGCTGGCAAAGCTGTCTGCACCGAAGACTCTTGGATTCACCAAGAGCACAGAAGTATCAGCCACGGATTCGTTAGAGGCCGGATACCGTGAGCTGGCAGCTAAATTCGCATCGAATTAAGAAAGGAGCCAAAAATGGCAAACGTATTAGCAAGAGGTAATAACCTCCCTCCTCAGATTGTTTCTGAAATGTTCAGCCTCGTTCGGGGCAAGTCTTCACTCGCTAAGGTAGCGGCTGCACAGCCGATTCCTTTCAACGGCGTAACCGAATTCACTTTCTCTCTTGATAAGGAAGCCGACATTGTAGCCGAAAATGGCGCAAAGTCCAATGGCGGTGCTACTTACGATCCTGTTACAATCGTTCCTGTCAAATTTGAATATGGTATGCGCACTTCTGATGAGTTCATGTATGGCACTGAAGAATACCGCATGAATATTCTTCGCCAGTTTTCGGAAGGCGCAGCCAAGAAATTCGCAAGAGGTTTTGACATCGCTGCTATTCATGGTGTGAATCCTCGCACTGGTACAGCTTCTGCTGTTGTCGGCAACAACTGCTTTGACCTCAAAGTAACTGCAAATACTGTTCAGTATGTTGCGGCTTCTGCTGATGCCAACATTGATGCAGCACTGGCACAGCTTGGCGATGTTGATGCCAATGGCATTATCATCTCTCCGGCTATGCGTTCTTCAATCGCTGCGCTGACAGTCAATGGAGCAAGAAAGTACCCCGAATTCGCTTGGGGTGCAACTCCGGCAGACCTCGGTGGCATGACACTGGACAAGAACGGCACTGTTTCCTTCGGCAACACGAACGCAAAGGGTGACCATGCAATCGTCGGTGACTTCTCTGCCTTCAAGTGGGGTTATGCAAAAGAGATTCCGCTGGAAGTCATCGAATACGGCAACCCGGACAACGATGCACAGGCCGGTGACCTTAAGGGCCACAATCAGGTTTATCTGAGAGCAGAAGTTTACATCGGTTGGGGCATCCTCGCTCCGACATACTTCAGCCGTGTAACTGTTGAAGCACCCAGCAATTCCTAATGTATATTTACCGAAATACACGGACAGGGGTGGAGATTTCCACCCTTTGTCCTGTGGGCGGTGAATGGGAATTGGTGACCAATACGGATGAAGCGGTTGTGGCTGAAGCAATCGAAGAACCGAAACCAAAACCAAAAAGAAAACGCACAGTAAAGAAATGAGGTGGCATTATGAGCGATTATGCAACTGTTCAGGATGTCATTGATTTATGGAGAGACCTGACAACCGAAGAATCGGAACGGGTCACCAAGCTGCTTCCGATCATTTCAAACGAGTTACGGTATCGTGCCAGCCTTGTTGGCAGAGACTTGGATGCGATGATCGTGAAGACTCCATCGCTTTCATCAGTTGTTAAGGAAGTAACTGTATCCGCTATTTCAAGAATTCTGAGACAGTCAACCAGTGGCGAAGTCATGTCACAGGAGTCTCAGAGCGGTCTTGGATACTCATGGAGTGGTACATATGCCATTCCTGGCGGTGGCATCGGAAATGCGATTTTGCCGAGCGATCTGAAGCGTCTTGGACTCAAGAGAGGCCGGATCGGAATCATTGATTTCTATGATCCACGGAACGACAGTAATCTTGTGGAATAAACTTCAGAACGGAGTCGATGGATTCAACAATCCCGTTTATCAATGGGTAAAGGTTGGAGAAGTCGAAGACGTACTGATCGGAGAACCTACTCCGGAAGAACGGACAGACGAGCTGAACACAACTGGCAGAATGATTGCCTTTTCCATGGGCATTCCCAAGGGAGACACTCATGACTGGGAAAATCAGATAGTCGAATTCTTCGGTCAGAAATTCCGCACTTTTGGAATTCCGAAAGAAGGCATTGAGGCCAATATCCCTTTACGCTGGCATAAGATCGTGAAGTGTGAAAGGTATGTCTAAGCACGGATTCGAACTGGATCGCAAAGGTGTTAGGGAGTTATTGACATCACCCGAAATGGCAGAGGTGATCAGAGAAGCATGTCAGACGGTAGCTGGAAATGCCGGAAGTGGCTATTCGTTCAACGTCCAGACAGCGAACAGAGCAGTAGGCCGTGTAGTTGCCGAGACGGCTGAGGCTCGCAAAGAGAATAACGAAAACAACACTTTGCTGAAGGCATTACATCTATGATTGAAGAAATTGTGATCGGATGGCTGAACAGCCATCTCCCTGTACCGGTTCATGCAAAGGAACCCGATAACGAATATCCGGGCGACATAGAAATGAGGGAAAGACCAAAGTTCTGTGTGGTCCAGAAGACAGGATCGGGAAGAACCAACAGAATCCGGCAGGCGACAATTGCAGTACAGTCATACGCAAAGTCGATTTACGATGCAGCACAACTGAATGAACAGGTGATCGAAGCGATGGATCAGATGGTAGCCTTGGATTCGATCAGCGCAGTCAAATTGAATTCAGACTACGAATTTTCAAGAGAGTCAACGAAACAGCCGAGATACCAGGCTGTTTTTGACATTTATTACTATTAAGAAAGGTAAACACAAAATGGCAGATGCTACACAGGTAACAGCGGGCAAGCCTAAGGTAGGCGGACATGTATTCCGTGCTCCGGTTGGAACAGCACTTCCAACAGACGCTACCACAGCACTGAACGCTGCGTTTAAAGACATGGGCTACATTTCAGAAGACGGTGTAACCAATGCGAACAGCCCTGAATCTTCCGTTATCAAAGCATGGGGCGGAACTCCGGTGCTTGTCATCCAGGAATCCAAGGAAGACACATATCAGCAGGTTTTCATCTCTGCTGAGAATGTCGAAGTACAGAAGATGGTCTATGGTGACACAAATGTTACCGGCACTGATTTCTCCACTGGTGTTTCTGTCGCTGCGAATGCGAAGGAACTGGAGTCTTACAGCTATGTATTTGAAATGATTGCGAAGGGCAATATTGCTCATAGAGTCGTAGTGCCTAATGCAAAGCCGTCTGAGATCGGCGAAATCCATTACACAGACACAGAAGCAGTCGGCTATGATGTAACACTCGCCTGCACTGCTGATGCAGCTGGAAACACTCATTACGAGTACTGGAAAGCAGCTGAATAAGCGATATGGTAAAGGGCAAAACAGAATCCGGCTTCGAATTCGAAATTGATGAACAGGCAGCCAATGACATGCGGGTCATCGATGCGATGGTCGAGGTCGAGGAAGGTAATCTGGGCGGGGTATCCCGCCTCATTTCGCTGTTATTCACAAAAGAACAGAAAAAGGCATTTTATGACCATCTGCGTTTGGAGAATGGCCGTGTTCCGTTAGATACGGCATCAAAAGAAATTTTTGAAATTCTCGGCTATAACGGCGAAACAAAAAACTAGTTGCCCTTGCCGGATGCATTGCGAATCATGAAGATGCCATGATCTGCGATCTGGCTGAGACATATCATGTATTCAATTATCGGGAGTTGCCAGTAAAACTGTTGGCAACTCTCGTTTCCGGTTTAAGGGCTGATTCAAGAACAAAGATGGCAATCAATGGGACTAAGGTCCCAACGAATACTTTGCTTCTGGCAATGATCCATGATGATCTGATGAGGTGGATGTGGCTCCATTCAAAAGACGGAAAGCATAACCGGAATGAGCCGAAGTCATTGGCACAGCAGATCATGAATCCGAAGCCGAAGGAAAAGGATGTTGTTTCCTTTGACACCGGAGAGGACTTTGACAAGGC